TCCCATTGGACGGTGTGCGGCCGTGTGGCTTAGCTCATCTATATATAGCTGACGATGAACGATGAAAAGCGTTGTGTAATATTAACAACGCTTTCGTCGTCATGCCCCCCCGAACAAATGCACCCCCCCGAAATGTAATTTTCAAATTTAATCAGAGGAAGCCCTTGTCGCCCCCACCACACAAACAGGGGGCACATTTAGATTTGATGCAGGTCAAGTATTTTTGACTTATGCTCAATGTGATTTACCAAGAGAGGCACTATTGGATTTGTTGACAGAACTAATCACTGTGGAGATAGATGAATATTGCATTGCCAAGGAAGCACACGCAGACGGTTCTCCGCACTTGCATGCCTACCTAAAATTTGCTTCAAATTTCCGTTCGAGAGACTGCCGTTGCTTTGACGTGGCAGGATTTCACCCGAATATCGAAAGGCCACGTTCTATCAAAGCAGTGATCAAATATGTGCAAAAGGACGGGGACTTCTTGGTATCTCCTGGGATTGAAGACCTGTTGAACAAAAAGTCATATGGGAGCATTTTGGCCACAGCAACTACTGCCGAGGAATTCTTTGAAGCAATAGCCAAGAACTTCCCAAGAGATTATGTCCTCCAATATGACAGAATCAAGTCCTTCGCATTAGAAAAGTACGTTTATGCATTGTAATAAAACCAGATTCAAACAAACCATAGAGCCTTACGAATCTCCTTTTACAAACTTCGACAATGTCCCAACAGTTTGCTCAGACTGGGCAATGACCAATTTAGCCAGGCCTTCTGTGAATCCAATGATAGGTATGGTTACACTGGCATTGCCTCCCCCCCTCACGCGGGGGCCCCCAAGGGCAATCACTATTTTACCAGTTGTTATATGTCAATACTATATTATTACTTACCTAATACCCTAACCTATCCCTGCGGGGCCCTACCATTGTTGCACCAATTGCTTTATTTCATGTTACACTCACACATACTGTTGCTTATATATAGTGCGTCGACAGGGGTTGTTATTATATGGACCGACCAGAACTGGAAAGACCGCCTGGGCTCGCTCCTTGGGCCGACATATGTATTTCAATGGGCTCTTCAACTTGGACAAGTGGGACGCAGAATCCGAGTACGTCATCTTGGATGACATCGATTGGAAATGGCTCCCCTCTAAGAAACAGTTATTGGGGTGCCAATGGGAGTTCGAGCTCTCCGACAAATACAGAAAGAAAAAGGTATTGACTAATTTAACATAGACTGTACAATTTGGCATCCCCGCCATACTCCTTTGCAACGAGGATAACTTCCTTGTTATCCAAGAAAGCCCGGAGTATGCGTGGCTCCAAGGGAATCTGCAATTCCACAAAGTGACTTCTGCTTTCTTCGGTCCTGCTCCTGTGCCTGCGATCACCCATTACGTGCCTCAAAATACAGCAGATGACGATGATGCTAATACACAAATTTCATGGTCACAATCTCAATAAAAAATATATTAAATAAATTATTAAAGTTCAACTTCGGCAATAGTGCATTGGAAACCCCAAGTTGCGGATGAAGAATAAGACCAGGTAGGGTAAGTTAAAGTAGTAGAAGTTGCGGTTGCAATAGAAGTGACTTGCAATTGAGTACAACTATTGACACTTTCATGTGTACCACTCAACTGAGAATTTGAACCAATAACACCAAGAGTATTGGGATATGTCTGGGTAAGAGTAGACCCCACAAGAGTGACATTGGTAGCCGCTGCACGGGTCAGGCCACCAATTCCTCCAACCCAATACATAGTAATAATGTATCGGCGTCCAATTTCGGTTGGGAATGTCAAAGTTGTAGCGTTGTTGACTGTGGGTACCAACGTTCCTTCAACTAAAATCCCTATGGATCCGGCATTAACTAAAGTGGTTGATGTATTAGTACGAGTAATACGCATGACAGCATTTGCAGTGGTGTCAATTTCACTAATTTTTGGTTTCATAAGCATCACTTCATAGGTGACCCACAGCTCTCCCAGAGTCACTGAAGTTCCTGGGCAGCTATTTGCAATAGTGGTCGTCCCTAGATCATACAATCGTAAATCTGTATTAGCTGGTTGGTTTGAAGGTCGAACATACAAATGGCTTTGGGCCACCAAATGATCGGCACATTCAATCCCGTGCAACTGGTCTTTCGATGGATTGCCAGACTGAGACATTGAATAATTCACTATTTGATTCTTATTAGTAAAGGGTGCATCCATGCTGTCGTATTGTGTAGCCATGGCAACAAATCCAAGGCCGGACTGGACCGAGGCCACCGAGTCTCCAGAGAGACTCTTAAAATGGAAGCACATGCCGAGTAGTTTGTATTCTTCATAGTTCTGGGCAATCTTGCTCAAGAAAGGAAAGGTTGCAGGTTGACCGGGATTGAGAGGAAACGTTTCACTGGTGAAGGTGTTGGCTGTTGCTGAACTCACTATATCTTTAATATACTCAGTCCTTCGGATGATGACGGAATCTCCGTTGGCAGCAGACTCGTACCCCGCGGCTATCATAGGGGTGCTTTGGGGGTTGATGATACTGTTCACGCGGACTGCGTCCAAATTTCCGTTGTAGTCTCCCGAGCCAAAAAGTAACCTCCCAATACCAGTTCCTAATAGTCTGCCTCCAATCTTTCCGGCTTGACTGATTCCAAAAAAACCCCCGACCTTCTGTCCGATCTTGGATCCGACATCCCCGAAGGGGGTCTTCTCCTTGCGGGCATACTTGCGTTTCGGTGGGTAGCTCCGTGCAGTCGACATTCGCTTCCGTTTCACTCCAGCCATGTTCGACAGTTGTTGAAATAATTGGTAAGTTATTTTTATATTATATTAAAATTTAAGCTTTCAAAAAATATTCGATTTAATTTATTTATTATATTTAATTTTGATTGGTCAATTCTATCTTTCCGATCGGCGAATTCATCCCATTGGACGGTGTGCGGCCGTGTGGCTTAGCTCATCTATATATAGCTGACGATGAACGATGAAAAGCGTTGTGTAATATTAACAACGCTTTCGTCGTCATGCCCCCCCGAACAAATGC